GCGGCTAGTGTCAATGTGGAGAACATGGCTAAGTCTTATAACGAGCTTAATAGTAAGTTCGGAGGTTTTACCGGAGCCCCTAAAGAGGGCTATGCAGTACCTGAAGGCTTTGAAGCTGAAGATGAGATGTTTAAAACCTATAGCGAATATGCTAACGGTATTAATATGTCACAAGATGCCTTCAATCAGGGGTGGGAATTACTCTCAACACAATCAAGCGTTAGCGCTGAAGTGGCAGCAGAGAACGAACTAGCCAAACTAGGCGATAAGCCCCAAGAAAGAATTGACAAAGTTGATAGCTATCTAAGAAACAACCTATCAGCGGCTGACTATGAAAAGATGGCTAGCCTGGTAACTACCGCACAAGGTGTTGAATTGGTCGAAGCACTAATACCAGCACAAGCGCAAACCAAACTATCAGGCGATATTCCGCAAGCTGGCGGTCTAACGGTTACTGATGTAAACGAAATGGCTAATAAGAAGGACGAGAACGGTAACTATTTGCGCTCTATCGACCCCGCTTATAACGCTCAAGTCATGGAAGCATACAAGAAGGTAGTTGGTAGTTAATTGATTTAAACTATCATCGGATATATAATAGCTATAACTGGATAACTTCAAGCAAGCCCAGTCATTAAGTAAACGGTTTTTATTTGACCCAATCTTGTGACTGGACAATCATCTAAAACCTCAAAAAAGCATTTTTTATTTTAATTTTGAGGATATTCAAATGAGTATTAATCTATCGCCTGTAGCCAACGTCGAATTTGACAACATGGTAAAACAGGCATATCAGAACGCTGGCATGTTAAAGCCACACGTTCGAATCAAGAACAACGTAGTAGGCGATCAAGTTAAGTTCCGTTATATGGGTAAAGGCTTAGCTAATCAGAAAGGCACGAGCGACATGGTTACTGCAATGAACATCGCGCACAGCCAGCCAACCGCAACACTTTCAAACTGGAACGCTCCAGAATTCACTGATATTTTCGATCAAGCAGAAGTTAACTTCGACGAGAAGCAGGAATTAGCACAAGCGGTAGCCGGTGCAATTGGTAGACGTTGCGACCAAATCATCATTGACGCTCTCGACGCTTCGACGCCGGACGCAAGTGACATCGATTTAGGTGCAGCTAACCTTACGATGGCAGGCGTTATCAACGCTAAAGCTAATTTAGTTGGTCAAGGTGTAGGCAATGGCGGCTTATGTGCTGTAATCGAATCAGGCGGCCTTAAAGGTCTATTGAATGATGAGAAAGCAACTAGCTCTGATTATCAATCGATTCAAGCCTTAGTGCGTGGCGATGTAAACTCTTTAGTTGGGTTTAACTTTGTCATTCTTGAAGACCGAACAGAGGGCGGCTTAACAGAAGCAGCTAGTAAGCCAGATGCGTGGTTCTTTGATAAACAGGGAATTGGCCTTGGTATCGGTATCGATATGAAGGTTGAAGTATCTTACCAGGAGCTTTACACATCTTGGTTAACTAACGGAATTTTCAAAGCTGGCGCAGTGGTAATTGATACTGCAGGTCAACAGAAAGTTCAATACACTAAAACAGCTTAGGAGGCTAATAACATGGCTTTTGATAGAGATAAATTGGCCCGCTTAGGCTCGCCAAATACTAACGCTCCAGCTATCTGGAGTTACACCTCGGCTGATGCAATTGCCACTGTCAATACGGCTGGCTACTTTAACAACGCATCAAAAGAGCTAGCAATCCGTGACATTATGTTTGTCACTGACTCAAACACACCAACAGCGCATCTTTGTATTGTGTTAAGTAATGCGGCTGGTGTTGTGGATGTATCTGACGGTACAGTGATTGTAGAAACTGATACCGATTAAAGTTTAAACAAGGGTTACATTATGGCGTCGAAAATTGATTTGATTAGTGCAGCCCTAACTTTAATTGGTGATACTGCAATAAATACACTAGAGGGTAACAATCGCAATCAGGTTGTTGCCGCTTCATTGTATGATGTAATTGTCCAAAATGAGCTAACTCGCACACGCTGGGGTTTTGCTCGCACAAAAGCGCAATTATCATTAACCACAGATACACCTTTAGATAACGACTTTAAGAGTATTTATCAGCTTCCTAGTGATATGTTGTTACTTATTAAAGTTAATCCTATGACCAGATATCGGATATATGGCGATAAGCTGTATTGTAATTTGTCATCGACTCTCCACTGTGATTATATTTACAATGCCCCTGAATCCGAATGGCCTCAATACTTTTCTAAACTCATTCAATACGCACTAGCTAAAGACTTTGCTACATCGATAAGAGATAGCGCAAGTGCTAGACAAGAAATGTCGTCTGAATACTTAAATGCTTCCGCCGACGCTATGAGTAGAGATGCCCAGCAATACCCGCAAGATGTAATACGAAGTAATCCTTTCACAGCGGTAAGATTCTAAATGGCTAAGACCAAGTTTATACAAACTAGCTTTTCTAGTGGCGTCTTATCACCTTTAATAAAGGGTCGTACTGATCTAGAACAATACTATAAAGGGTTAGAAACTGGCGATAATGTCGTATTAATACCACAAGGTGGGTTAAAGCGCCGCCCTGGCACTCAATACATCGCTACAGCAGCATTTAAAACAGCTAGGAATACCACAACGCCAACTATGCCGGAAGGTGGCACAGCGGCTAATATTAACGATGACGACGACTCAACGCTAACAACAACGACCACCAACATATCCACTTTAGATCCCTACGTAATAGCCCATTATGACTTAGGGTCAGCAAAAACGATTGAGTTTGCTGATGTTAGGGGTATTTTTCTAACAGTGGATAGCACAACCAGTAACTTAAATATTGAATGGTCTGATGATGATGCAGCATGGACCACGGCGGGAACATTCAGAGAGGTAGGCACAACTGCAAGAGATATGCGGCTATATGTCGGCTTATCCCATAGATATTGGCGGCTATCAATCCTAGAGGGTGTTGATTTAACCACTAACAAAATCACATTAGAAGAATTTAACCTTAATGAAAGGACCACTAACCCGTCACTAGTTAAACTAAAAGACTTCAGTGTGAGTTCGGAAGTTCACTATTTAATGGTGTTTACTGAGGGTAATTGCTCTATCTATGATACATCTACCAATTTAAGGGTTGCTGATCTAAAAATGCCCTACACATCTTTACAGGTTGGTAATATCAGAGACACACAGTCAGAGTCTGTTATGTTAACTTTTCACGAGGACGTTATACCTAAACGGATTATTAACCTTGGCACTAACTTTGATTGGTATGTAGACGATACACCGTTTATTAATATACCTCAGTTTGATTATGATGACTCAAGCAGTCCAGCGCCTACTAATGATGTGCAGGTATTAACATTTACTGCATTTGTTGCCGGTGACACTTTCCAGATAGATATTGAAGGCGTACTAAGTAAAAATATTACATTTGCGGGTGATGCCACAGCAGCAGAACAAACATCGACAGCAGCTAATATAGAAAAGAACATACAAGATATGCCAGTAGTTGGCGAAACAGGCGTGTCAGTGGCGAGAACGGGCGTATTAGCCTATACAATTACCATATCAGGCGAATCAACTAAAGCTTTCGAATTGTTTTCAGCATTCCCAACGAGCGGAACCGCTACAAAATCGATAGCATTTACTCATTCGGCCACAGGGGTTCCTCGCAAAGAAGATGTTTGGAGCTCGACGAGGGGTTATCCTTCCTCAGCTTGTTACCATGAAGGGCGGCTAGTATTAGGCGGCACAAAGTCAAAGCCACAAAGTATATTCTGGTCAAAGGCTGGGAGCGGGTTAGATTTTGAAATTGATGAAGGTGACGACGATGACGGTATATTTACCACCATATCAAGCCGAAAACTTAATCAAATCGTTGATGTGTTTCCAGGTAGAAACTTGCAGATATTCACAAGCGGGTCAGAGTTCACAGTAAACGTTAGCCCTGTAACGCCGGCAACGGTATCTATCACGCCTCAAACCTCACATGGTTCGCTTAATTTAGAAGCCAAAGAGATAGACGGAGCGACATTATTTATCGATCGCAATGGTAAATCATTAAAAAGTTACCTGTATAGCTTTAATGAGGACGCTTACGCCACGGCAGATATCAGCGTATTAAGCCCTGAATTAATCAAAAGCCCTGTAGACTTAGCGATATTAGGCGGCACTAGCTCAGATGATGCTAACTGGGTGTTTATTGTTAACAATGACGGAAGTGCTACTGTATTAAACACACTTAGAGCGCAAGACATCAACGGTTTTACACGCTGGACAACGAATGGTTTTATAACGGATGTGTCAGTGGTTGACGATCAACTATACATGGTTAACAAAAGAACAATTAACAGTATTGAATCTCACTATATAGAAAAATGGAACTTTGATAGGCTGCTTGATAACTCAGTGACTAATAGCGGCTTATCGTCACCGGTGTCAGGATTCGATCATTTAGAAGGCGAAACCGTTAGAGTCGTTAGTAGTACCGGCGTAGTCCTGGACGATAGAGTGGTAACTAGTGGCGCCATTACCTTAACCGCCGCAGAGTTAACCCAAACATACGCACAAATTGAAGTTGGTACAGGGTTTATCCCTCAGTTTAAAGGGATGCCAGCAAACACTAATGTTGGTAGCGGTCAGAATCAAATGAGACTTAAAAAGCTTGTTAGAATGAACATGAGGGTTGTTAACACCTACGGATTAGAGATAGAAGGTAATCCAGTACCTAGCAGGAACCTAGGCGCTAGTGTATTAGATTCGGCTCCACAGGCTCAAACTGGTATAATTGACGACATATTTAACCTGGCGGGATGGAAGCGTGAAGAAATGCCGCTTTTTACCTGTCCAGACCCAACGCCTTTTACGGTGTTATCAATCGAATACGAGGTTGAATCAAGTTGAAAGAGGCACTACAAGAAGCAATGCTTGATATGCCTCAAGTTGATATCAGGACAACTCATAGTTTTTGCGATGGGATATATGCTAGAGAAATTAGTATCCCTGAAGGGGTGGTATTGGTTGGCGCTAAACACAAAACCGAGTTCTTTATAGTAATTTCTAAGGGTGAATGCGCTATCTATGATGATGAAGTTGAAAATTATTACAGCGCGCCCTGTACTTTAGTTTCTCCAGTGGGTGCAAAGCGTGTTATTTACGCAATAAAAGATACAATATTAACTACATTTCATCCAACCAATGAGGTTGACGTGTCAAAAATAGAGGCTGAAATTATAGAGCCTGAAGGTTTAAAGATAGCTAACAATGCAGGTGGTGCAAAATGTCTTGGGTAATTACAGCCATAGCCCTTGGAGTTGGGACGGCAAAACTACAACACGACGCTGGCAAGGCTCAACAAATAGAGTTTAATCGACAGGCCGAAGAAGAAAAGATAGGCGCTGAAGGTCGAGAGCTACAAAGGCGGCAACAGTTAAATGACGTACTAGCTTCTAATATCGCATCATTATCTAGCTCAGGTATCGGCGGAGAAGGGACGCCGCAAAGCATATCCCTAGAGAATGCCAAACAAGCATCATTAAGCGAGGGTATGTTAAGTCTTAGCGACAAGTTAAAGCAAGCCCAATTAAGGCGGCAGGGCGCAGCAGCAAAAAGACAAGGCAACGTACAAGCAGCAAGCACTCTACTGAATACCGGAACGCAAGCGGCGAGGCTAGGCTAAATGGCTCAACAACGAATCAAGGCTTTCGGAACGCTTACGCCTACGGGTGTAGATACGTCTGCTGCTAATACTTTGCGCACAATGGCTGGGCTTACCTCTCAAGTAGGCCAGATAGCATTCCAAGAAGGCGCTAAACAACGCCAGAAAGAAGGCAAGCTAGAAGGCGCACAATCAGCAAAGCGTGACGAAGAAGGAAAGCTTGAAAAGTTTGAGGCTAAAAGTGATTTCACTATTCACGGCGAAGCTTTTAATAAGGCGGCAGTGCTAGCCCATAGAGCCCAAATAGGCATCGATACTAAGCAACGTCTAGAAGAATTACAGCGAGAGCATGAGCTAGATCCCAAGGCTTTTGCAAATGCTGCTAAGGGCTTTAGAGATGGTACGCTGGGCGGTATGAATCCTGAACTAGCTGCTATTGTCTCAAGAGATATCGACGCATCTATTGCTAATAAACAATCTGTATTATTAGATGGGGCATT